CGCTTCATCAGAAGGGAAATGATACCTCAACGCGCAATAATTGAGAAAAGCATTGGAAACTGATCCAAGAACTCTAGTGATGACTGATCCAGAAAGTATGGTATTTCCGGTATCGTACATAACCCCATGTGCTGTGCTAGCATTTATATGCCTTTCCTTATTTTCAAGTCGCCTAATTGCGTCATGATATTCAAAAGGAAAAGCACGTAACAAACTTGCCAAAAACAAATCACGCAAAACAGAGCACAGAGATCCATCGAGCTTATCAGCATCAGTAGGAACTGCGTATTCTGAAAATTGTGCTTTTGTAAATAACAAATTGCTAACATCTTGTGGGGTTCGCCCGAAGGCGTACCAATGGCTGGTCTTTAGAAATGCATCCATAAATGGGTACATAAATTGACCAAGTGAAAAATTATGGTCCATTGGTAATGTTGATATATTCCTCGGATGTACTACTTTAGAGTATGCCTCAGCTTTCTGAAAAGATCGTACTTTTGGGTCAACCATCAACATTGTGTTCTTGACTTGTTCCAACTTCGCTCGCTGCGAGGGTCGGTTGAATTTAGCTGCCATCTCATCATGGTTCAGCGGTGCTAAAGTGCGTCGACGATCCTTCGGAACAAGGAAGTCAATAAATTCCTCAAAATAGACATAGTAAATTGGGGGCAATTTGGCTTCTTTGTTTCTAGGTTCGTTGATCCTGCCTTCTATGCATGCTTTATCATTGTTAAATGACTTGGCCGGTGAGAACGTGTTACCACAGTAACCCGGCCACATCGCACGCATTGAAGTTTTACCATCTTCGGTCACGAGGGGTCCAGCACATTGATACGTATGTTGATCGACACATGGCGTAATAATGGATGGACATTCACCAAAAACTTTGGGTGCTCGCTTGTATGCATCAAAATAAAGGGCAGCTGATTCAAGAGCAGATGGAACTTTAGCATAATTAAATACTCGTTCAATCTGTCCTAGATTCGGCTCTTTACATTCGACTGTTCGAATAAAAGCAGTTGAAAATGTACTGCTAGTTATGGTGCATGACTGGAACTCTCCAAGTTTGGCGAGGCTATAATAACACCTCGTCGTGTTGTCTTCACTCACGGTATAACGAGTGAAGGCAACACCTGCATGGTTGAATTGACGTCGACTAAGCCGCTTACCCGGCAACCATCGAGCAAATGGGCCATACACTTTTCGGATCGGATTTAGGAAAATGATGCGACGATCAGCAGATATCTTGATCTGCTCTACTAAGTAAAACACTGAGTAGAGCAGATGATCGATAACCAAATGATCGGTATCAAAATCCCAACAAGGGTGGCGATAACGTGCGCCACCATTCACAATTGTCTCGATTGTATCATCCGTGTGTGAACAATAAACACCCTCCGTTGTCGATCCGGCAGGAGCTAGAGGGACAAAGGTATAAATTAATACAGGGTGACCGCGTAATTCACGCTTAAGATCAACGTAATAATCAACGTCGGTCATTGTTATTATATGTTCTTTATCACACTTCTGATAAGAAGGGGACATTTGCAAATCCTTAATCGTGTAGTAATATCTATTCCCACTCGCAGCATGAGTACGCTGTGAACGACTCATTGAAAGTGAGTAAGAATTCAATCCT